GAATGGGCTATTGTGTCTTTGTAAAGGACACGATTGGCATGATTCCGACTCATTTTGTATCTTATTTGATTAGGCATACAGAATCAGGTGATTTGTCCCCTGATGATACTGTGAAGTTCATTAAATCGAGAGATGTAGGAAACAGTCCTCTAGAGATAACCTATCCTGTAGGAAAATTTCTGGCGTGCTTTTGGGCATTATCAGAAGATTTGGATGAGTGTCTCAAACGTGATTGGATCCTCTTCCAACTGCCACGTGGGATTGTAATAACCCACCCAAATATAGTTAAGTATTTCGCTACTAAGGCGGACAATTTTGCTATGGATACTATGCTCTTTAGATTACTCGCGTTATCCAAGGAGCATAAAGAGGTAAGTGGACGCGCACAGAGAATGCCTAGTGTTCCTGTCATTTTTAATGGGTATGAACATGATGTCGAATCGGCATGGATGTATACCAGTCCCACTACAGGTGGAGACTGTGGCGCTTTGTTCATTGGCCTCAATAGGCGATCAGATATGGGCACCATTTATGGTTTCCATGTTTGTGGAAATGCTCGCGATGGATGGGGTGCGTCAGCAGCCATCTACCGCGAAGTGCTATTGGAGTTGATTGAGAAGTTTGATGAGAGCTTCAGTGAGGAACTGTTCCCAGAACCCACTTATATCACTCCAGGCACCCCTCAAATGGATGTGCCGGCTCGGTTTGATTTTATAGGTAATATTGCAAAACCTGTAAATGCTGGAGGTAAAAGTAAGATTAAACCTTCTTTGCTGCATCCGCAAACGAGCAAATCATTAGCGTGGAAGGAGTCCACAACGGGACCCTCTCGCTTGTATCCATTTAGGGACGATCAGAACGTACTGGTAAATCCTTTCGACAAGGCATTAGCCAAGTACTGTTCAACTAACCCACCTCACTTTGGTGAGGAATTGACTAATGCCTCTAAGGCATACCAAGTACATTTATTACATACTGCTAGGGACCACGAAACCCCAAGACTCTTCTCATATGATGAAGCAGTTATGGGTCTAGAGGACGATAGCATGTATAGTAGTTTATCTCGTAGTTCAAGTGCGGGGTATCCGTACATTCATGATCCTGAGTGTAGTGGAGCCGGTAAGAAGAAAATTTTTGGTTACGACCAAGAATTTAATGTGCATTCCCCTGGTGCAAAGAAAGTCAAAAGAGATGTAGAAAATTTAATAGCTCATGCCCTTAAGGGAGAGAGATTGCTACATGCTTTCACTGACAATCTTAAAGATGAACGCAGACCTTTAGCTAAAGTAGTTGAAGGGAAAACGCGATTATTCAGTGGGTGCCCCCTTGATTTATTGATCGCTTACAGAATGTACTTTGGCTCTTTTTGTCTATGGTTCATGAAGAATCGTATTCGTAATGGAAGCGCCATAGGAGTC